GGCTTGAAGAGGTTGACCTTGTAAGCCTTCGGGTCGCCGTAGAAGATTGTTTCCTTGGAAGAAACAAGAGCCTCAGACATCAGAACGACATCATGGCCGAAGAGCTTGAACTGGAAGCCTTCGTTGATGATGTAATCATTCAGTGTTTCAAGTGCCATAACTTCGCTGTAGAACATGGACGGTGTCATGATCCAGATAGCGCCATTCTGATAGTTTGCGTCCAGGGTACCCATGATTTTGAGCAGTGTTGCTCTTGTCAGTGTTGAAGGGATAGCTGTTGCGTTTGCATTGACGGATGCTGTGATGCCCTTGAATGCATTGGAATTGCTGCCGACGAGGACGTCTGCGTTCATCTTTGCGCGGATCTGACCTGTCAGATTGTCGACGATCCAGTCATGAACTGCCGGGATTGCCATGTGATCGATGTCAGCGCCAACAGTCAGGAGCTTGACATATTCAGCCGGTACCAGGTCAACATAACCGATAACGTCGCTGGATTCTGAGATTGTGCCGCCAACAGCCTGGGATGTTGCAGCGTTGTTTGTTGTAGCCTTCGGGAATCTTACATAGTTCGGGAACTGTGTAACATCAACCTTGCCGAGAAGTTCAGCAGGCTTGATCAGTTTGTCCCATACAGCGTTGACTGTCATTGTAGGAATGACAGCACCAGCAGAAGTGAGCGCGGAACGCTCTTCAGCGGACATGTCACGTCCGATCAGATTCTTGACCCACGCGTCTCTGTATTCAACAGTGTTGATTTCAAACATTTTGTTTGTTTCCTTTCTCTCTTCATGAGATTCGATAATATTGCCGAGTTCGCCGGAGATGACGGCTTCCTGGATCTTGCGGTATTCCTCCGCGTCAGTCTTCCGCTCTTCCTCCGGATCTGCGTCAGCGGACACTTCGGCAGTATCCTCAGCATTGACCTCAATGGCGCGTTCTTCAGCGACCTCAGCCTCAGCTGTGACGACTTCTTCCTGTTCCTTTCTCTGCTCTTCAGGCTGAGCTTCTGCGATCTCTTCTTCAGGTCTCTCCGCCTTGAGTTCTTCAATCACTCCGTTGAAGTACTCCAAAGCTCTCGCATGGAGTTCGGTGCCAGGGTTTGCGGGGAACGAAACAGGGCTGACATCATAGAGCTTTTTGATATTGGAGATGACTCTGGTACGACTTTCCTCGTCGTAGTGATCGCCATCATCCGCCACCGTAAACGCAAATGACATCTGGGGATAGTTTCCGGCTTTGATCTCTTCGTACAACGCTCTAGAGTTCGCTGTACGGCTCAGATCAGCCATGATATGCAGACCATGCTCATCTGTATCCAGCTGCACGGTTCCTGCCGATGTGCGGGCATATACTGCCCCCTGGTGGTCTACTCTAAGGACCACATCCGACATGTCACATTCATCGAAAGCTGTCGGTTCGATGCGCTCAAAGTACTTCTCGCCTTCGATCTCGCACATTTCATAAGGAGCGAATGTGGAAGCATACCCTTCAACCCGGTACTCATTCCATTCGTTCTTCACTTCGGAAAACGATCTGTATTCCTTATTCTTGTTCATTTGATTCACCTCTCGGATCTCCTACCATATAGAACTCGCCTCTGATCGGCGCATGCTGACCTTTGCCATCAGGCAGAGGCGGATAGTTAAACAGTTCACGGCCTTCATCAATCATCAGACCGCCTCTGTCAGTCATTTCTTTGTACAGGCTGATCTTTTGCGCAACCGGCATGTACTGCAGCCGGTTCGCTGTGACATAGATCACAGACCCATGCCCCTGTTCCGCTGATGTAAACAGCATCTTTGTCAGCACTTCACTCAGCTGAATGCTGAACGGTTCGATTGCTCCGTTGAAGAAAGCATCCAGTTCGTCGCCCATCGCTGAGTTCTGCAGGATCTTCTCATTCACACCGAAGTAATTGAACACGTTCGTCTGGATCAGCTTCATCTGATCGGCATCGACAACATAGTTCTTGCTGTTGATCTGCTGAATGTCTGAATAAGTGTTCGGGAACAGGACGATTCCGCCGCCGGCATTCGGCCCGAAGTTATCGTCGTTGAAGCGCTGGCGCTCTTTCTTCAGATCCTCAGCCTTTGCAAAGTTGTTAACCCTTGCCATAAATCTGTATGTCGCCGAGTTCGTAACAGCCTCGGAGATGCCCTGTGTCTGCAGATTGATGAGCTTCATCGTGTCTGCCAGTGCATCGTTCTGTTCGCCGAACAGATCTGACTTGTACTGGAACTTCGTCATAATCCCGATCTGATCGAGAGCCTCTGCTGTGTGCCTGCCGTGATCGAAATAGAATCTGACCCACGGCTTGCCATTTACATCCAGCAGTTCCCAGTGATCTGTGTAGACCGGAGTGATGCCGGTGATCTCACCGTTCCTTTCTCGCACTGGCAGAATGAAAGCAGTGCTTTTCATATCCAGAACTGTGTTCAACCTGTATAGGAACTGTGACCATGTCTGATAATCGTTCGGCTGTTTGCTCAGCCTTGTCTTCAGTTTCGGCTGTGCTGCGCCGTCGATCCGGACGCTCAGCTTTGCGATATGCCTTGATCTGGCATCGATCGCGGATCTGACCAGTTCCGATTCATACAACTGGCCATCCCATGAACTGAATACCGGAGAATATCCGGTCAGTAATTTAAAGTACTGTCCCTTCAGTGTTTCGTGTGTCTTGCTAGGGAACAGCTTTTCAAAAAGCCCCATTTCAGCGACCTCCTAATTTCTTAACTGTGTCCCTATTTCCCCGAACCACTTCTGACGGACACACATCGCATCTAATAAAGCGGCCATACCGTCGATATGAGCCGCCTGATAAATCTTTACTAATTTTTTTCTGTCTGTAACGTTGTTGATCTTCAGCGCCGAATCAAGCATGTGGGCCTTCAGCAGATCGTTTCTGCCGATCCGGATCTTCCGGTCCTTAATCAGTCCCTCTGTCTCGTTGATGACTGGTGTCAGATTTGTCCCCTGGAACACATCATCCATGTGGAAGCCATAGGCTTTCATATCCTGGACAAGATACTGCGCTGAATATCTGTCATAGCCGACCTGAAGCGGAAGGATCTCATACTTTTCCACCATCTCGGTGAACCAGTTGAATACATCGTGGTAGTCAACGAAGTTTTCGCCGGACGGTTGCAGCAGTCCACGCTGGATAAATATGTCATATGGCATATTATCCCGCTTGATTGCGTCCTGAATCTTCGCCCCAGGAAGGAAGAACTTCATCAGCACATACAGTTTTTCATTTTTCTCTATCAATACGCAGGCGCTTGTAAGATCGGTCGTGCGCGACAGATCAAGCCCGGCGACACAATAGGAACCTCGGAAGTCCTCCGGATCAATCACATCACCGTAACAGTTATCGACGTCAACCGCATCCAGCCACGCCTGGGAAGAGTTCTGCTTTATGTTACAGTACTTCGTCATAAACTCAGCTTTCTTGCTGAGAGATTCCGAAGCTATATCAATCTGATCGAGGATAAAGCTGACAGGGACAGACACCCCCATGCCAGGAAGACTCTTCCGGAGTTCGTTGATGTCATCCCATTTGTTTGTATCGTCGATCATGTAAAGGAATGGCAGCAGTCTCTTCTCGCGGCTGTCACCCTTCAGGAACCGTGTGGATCTTCCCATCAGTTCGTCATAAATGCCGTTGTCTTCATATCCGGACGAACTGATCGCCAGTGTCAGCGGTTCCTCTCTGGCGCCGGTACCGGAGATCATGACCTCATATTGCTTGAGGCCGCGGACTGCCGGCCATGAACTCATTTCATCAGCGACAGTCAGCATCGGGTTATAACCGTCCGCCTTCTTTTCATTAAATGCGATCTTCTTGATCGTGGTGTTTGTCTTCTGGACATACAGATCGGTCTTCCGCTTTTTGGTCATCTGCTTGAAGACTGGTGTATTGTCCTTGGTGAACTCAAACGCCGAATAGACAAGATCCGACTGATCCAGCTTCGGTGCCACGCAATAGATCTCACTGCCGAACTCACCGTCGACATAGGTCTCATAGGCAATAATCGCAGCGGCGAACAATGTCTTGCCCATCTTCCGGCCTATTACCATGAACACTTCACGGAACTGGCGCTTGCCTTCCTGGTCTACAATTCCGTAGATACAGGACAGAGCCGCCTTCTGCCACAATTCAAGGATCAACGGCTTACCGCCCAGCTTGCCCTTGTTGTGCTTGCAATACTTCTCTACAAAGCGGATAGCATTGTTGGCCTTCTTCTGATCGAAGATGTATGTACCATCCTCAATGCCGGCCATGATCTTTTCATACAGTGACCTGATCCAGAAGCCGACCGTAACCGATCCATTCCATATTGCCTGGTAATACTCATAGATGTAGTTGTTCATTTGAACTCATCCAGTTCGTCAATCTCTTCTTCCGGAGGCAGCATAGCCTCCAGTCTTGTGTTCACCATGTTGTAAGACTTCAGAAGAGCGTTGTATGACTGGAGATCAGCCGACGCTTTGCGTCCGTACTGGTTCTCCCCGTTCTTATATTCCTCACTGGCTCCATTCTCTGCGATGATTTTGCGCAGATCCTCAAGCTCCACCTCCATGAATGCAGCGTTTTTTATGAGTGGATCAGCAATACTCTTTTTCTTTTCCGGCAGTTTGGAGTAAATCTTATTCAATTCCGCCAGACGGCGCTTAATCTTGGTATCTTTGCTCAATTTTGCCATTTTAAACACCCCCTTCGCGACCTCCAGAGAGGAACTCCGACCTTTCACCTACACACCGGTCTCCTCCTTAGGGTTATTTGATAGACCCCGGGGGGGACTATTTGCTGATTACCTGACCGTATTTGTCAACGTAGAATCTGCGTTTGCGCAGTGCATTGTCATGTTCTTCGGCATGACAGTCCCAGCACAGCGCTTCAAGGTTGTCCCAGTTGAGTACAACCATCGGATTGTTTATGTTCTTCTCCGTTATATGAACCTTGTGGTGAACCATCGTCGCCGGCACGATCAGTCCTTTCCTGTAGCACTTCTCACACAGACCACCAACAGACTTCAGGTATGATGCTCTGCACTGTTGCCAGCGCTTTGATTTATAAAACGCTTTTGCAAATTCTCTAGCCATTCACAATATACCTGTGAACCCACTTCTGATATGCGTCACATTCGTGTCTCTGCATTCTTACTGCGCACTTCTCGCATCCTACGCATGGGCACCGGCTTTGTCTATCCAGTTCGCGCATGTGCTCAACGAATTCCTCATTTGTCAGATCGCTTACATCGATTACATCATTATCCTTGCTTGGCATAGATCATCTCCGTAAATAAAAAAGCGGACGGCCAACAGCGAACATAGTATTGGGTAAGAAAGGAGGTTCTATCATTAGTAGCCTGCCGTGATTGCTTTACTTGACCGTCCGATCACGACACGAAAAAA